GAAGACTATTCAAAAATTTTTAAAACAACTTTACAGGAAGACTCTAAAGCAGCAGGACGTTGGGAAACATCACAGGGTGGTGAATACTTCGCCGCTGGTGTGGGTGGTGCGATCACGGGTCGTGGTGCAGATTTATTAATCATTGATGACCCACACTCGGAACAAGATGCATTGAGTCCCACAGCATTAGAGTCAGCGTACGAGTGGTACACATCAGGTCCACGTCAGCGTTTACAACCAGGCGGTAAAATTATTTTGGTTATGACTAGATGGTCTACTAAAGATTTAACAGGTATGTTGGTTAAAAATCAAACAGAAGCCAAAGCTGATCAATGGCACGTGGTCGAGTTTCCGGCGATCATGGACCACGGATCAAAGAACGCTAAACCTGTGTGGCCCGAGTATTGGAAGTTAGATGAGTTGGAGAAGGTCCAAGCAACACTGCCCACGGGCAAATGGAACGCGCAGTGGATGCAAAATCCAACATCAGAAGAGGGTGCAATATTAAAACGAGAATGGTGGATGAAGTATACTGACGAAGATATACCACAGCTACAACACGTGATACAATCTTACGACACAGCATTTTTAAAAAAGGAGACAGCTGATTACAGCGCAATAACAACATGGGGAATCTTTTATCCAACAGAAGATTCTCCAGCTAATTTAATATTACTCGATGCCATAAAAGGTAGATACGAGTTTCCTGAACTACGACGTTTGGCGTTAGAGCAGTATTCTTATTGGAAGCCAGAAACCGTCATAGTAGAGGCTAAAGCATCTGGCCTACCCTTAACTTACGAGCTTAGGCAGATGGATATACCGGTTGTCAACTTTAGTCCGTCAAAAGGCAACGATAAGCACGCTCGTGTAAATGCGGTTGCACCTTTGTTCGAATCTGGTATGATATGGGCGCCTGAGCAGAAATTCGCAGACGACGTTATCGAGGAGTGTGCGGCTTTTCCTTATGGTGATCATGATGACCTGGTCGATTCAACAACACAGGCTATCATGCGATTCAGACAGGGCGGTCTGATCGGACACCCTGAAGACTATGTCGAAGACAAAGTCGAACAACGTAAAAGGAATTATTATTAATGGCTGTTAATCAGGTTATAAACAATTATATAAAAAAACAAATTTTTAAACAAAAAGGTGTTATTGGTAGTGCTAAGGCTGTAGACTTTGCTAGTAACGCTCTTGAAAAAAGATTGCAAGCTTTTGGTATAGATACAAAATTAATTCAATCAGATTCAGATTTAAAACAGGCACTGGCCTTTGTTGATCAATTAGAGAACAAAGCGTTTGCAGCACAAGCAGAAGAAGTATTTGGTAAAAAACCAGATCTGTTTAAAAAAGAGGCAGATATAATACCAATCACAGATCCAAAGAAAAGATTAGATCCTAAAAAACCTATCGTGGGTGGCACACAAGAAGAGTCGATTGAAAAAAATATAGCTGAGGCTACTAAGAAGGGAGACTTTGAAGGTATTTTTAATCAAGTGATGAGAGATAAAGATATTGCAAGAGAGTTTGCATTGTCTAAAAAATTTCCGTTTCGTAGAGATATAAATGTAAAAAGTGGTGAGGATGCGATCCCACTTGCACGAGCAGCAAAGTTTGATGAAGAGATGAGTGAGTTAGGTATTAGCGCTACACCAGGCAAAGATGCTGAGGGCACCGTTGGTGAGTTTGTAGAACAAATGAAAAAATTTAACGTATCGGACAAAGACATACAGATGATGTTAGGCACTGGTAAGTCAAGTCAAGTGCCATATGTTATGGAACAATATGGTTTGAGTGCTAGTGATGTCGTAGATCTTTTAAAACGAGGTAAACCTTTGATAGAAGATATGGCTAGCGGTGGACGTGCAGGATTTAAAGTTGGTAGTCCTAGTAAACGTAAATTTTTAAAAGTTATGGGTGGTCTTGCTGCAACACTCGCTGCAATCAAATCTGGTTTAATTGGAACAGGTGGAAAAGAAGCAACTAAACAAGTTGTAAAAGAATCCGCAAAAGATATAGCAAGTGCACCACCAAAATATTTTTTCGATCTTGCAAATAAAATTAGACTTCTTGGTAAACCATCAAAAGTAAAACCCGCAGAAAGAGTAGAGGAGTATTCTTACACAGGTAAAAATGGTGACCAGTATGTGATGACCGAAGATATAACAACTGGTGACATACAAATTACAAAAGATAAAACAGGAATTGGAAGTTCTGGTGAAAAAACTTTTGATGTTATAGAAGATAAAAGTGTCATGAACTACAAGGCGCCTAGAAAAGATGTTGATCCAGATACACAAACAACTCTAAAAGACGGACCCGAGTATGATGAATATCAAGTAACCTTTGATATGGATGGTGGCATGTCGGATGGTGATGTTATTCAAGAAACTATTAAAAAAGAAATTATACAAGAAAGCAAATATCCTATCGGACAAAAAATTTCAGAAATATCTGAAAAAAAAATTAAACGAGCAGGTGGTGGTGTTGCTTACATGTTAGGAGAGTAATGAAAGATTTTAAAATCATAGAGATTATGGAACTCTTTGACGAAGGCGAAGTAACCACAGCAGATCAAATGGATAGACCACAGAAAGCATTAGACAGAGAAATGTTTCAAGATGCAAGTGAAAGATTTAGTCAAGCTCAAGGCGGACGTATTGGTTATCGAGAAGGTGTATTAAAAATTTCTGATGAAAAAATTAAAGAAACATTTCCGACATACTTTCAGAAAAATTATAAAGGTTCAATAGATGAAAGTAAAATTAGAAAAATATTAAAATTATATTCTGACAAAGAAGGTGGCAGAAATTATATTGCTGACAAATTAAAAACAAACCAAGCCGTAGTTGGTAGAGTTTTAAAGATAGCACAAAATAATGATATAATTCAAAAAGTTCCGCCGTCAGAATTTAAAACTAAAGATAAACAGAGAATATACGATGATCCTAGTGAAAGAAAAATTTATAAAAAAGTTAGACCCATTACTGCTAACGATAGAAAAATAAATAAAGATATTCCTAAAAACGCTAAGTTTAAAGTACAGCTTCCGTCAGGAGAAAAAGGACAAAGCACCGTTGTTAAATATTTTACCACAGCGGACGCTGCAACAAATGCAATTACAAAAGCAGATAAATTTACTGAAACTAAAAAAATAGAAAAGAAAAAAGTTTTTCAAAGACCTGTTCAAGCAATACATAAAATTGCAATGGCGGACGCCGAAGACATAAGCAATATATCTAATCTATCAAAACTACTTTATGGAAAATCAGATATTAAATCTATGACAATGGCTGCAAATGATTTAGTTAGATACCAACAATTTTTGTTAGGTTTTGAAGAAGTGCCAGGTATTAAAGTGCCACCTACGGAAAAATTAAATAATATTTTATCAGAATTTCCAGCGCAAAACCAATGGGGTAAGTTTGCATCGGGAACTTTACGGGACGCTAAATTACAGATAAGAGATAAGTTATTAAAGACAGAGGGACCTGGACTTATAAAATTAAGAAACAACGTTTTAAAATTAGTTGACTCTGGTGTTTATAATTTGGATGAAGTCATGGGTGTTTCAGCAACTTTTGAAAAGGCAGGTGGATATACAGAGTTTGGACAAGTAATTGACAAAGATACAAATCTAAAAAAAGCAAATCAGATTGATAGTCCGTTTTCTAAATTATTTAAAAAAGTTTTAAATAATACAGCGACAATAGAAGAGGTAGAAGCTTTTAATAAAAAATCTTTAGCGTTTCAAAAAAAATTTAAAGTAGATACACCAATTATAAAATATTCACCCGGAGAAAAATTAAACCCAAAAAATTTTATACCAGAGTTTGATAAACTTTCACCAGAAGCAAAAGTAAATATACAAGACATAGCAAATAAAGGTATTGTACTAGAAACAAAAGCACTACCTATGGGAGCTTTAGAGGCTGATATCGCTCAACAATTAGGTAAGTTTGGTTGCCCTACGAAAGAATTTCAACTTGGTGGTAGGGTTAAATTTTCAACTGGTAGTGCATGTGTAATTAAAGGTAGAGAAAAATTAGAGAGAATAATTAAGTCAGGTGTAAAACTTGATAGTCAAGATGCGGTTCTTGCAAAACAAATTCTAAAAGCAGGTGCAGGAATTAAAAGTGCGTTTGCATTAAAAAATGTATTTGGTCCGGCTGCTATCGCATTTACCGTTGCAACAGAAGCAGGATTGGTTGGTTATGATATGTTAACATCTGGTAAAACTTTTAAAGAAGCAGTGGGTGATAGTTTGTTTAATTATGCACTTGGAGAAAAAACAAAAATAGATACAAATAAAGAATTAATAAAAAGATTTGGTACATTACCGGGTATGACAGATGACAAACTTTTAGGCATACGAAATGTTTTAGATCAAACTAATCAATTAAATAGTATTTTAAAACAAGAAATAAAAATTGGTAATTTAAAAGATCAAGTTACTGCAGAAAGAGGACAACCAAAAGATAAATTTGTTGGTCCTGATGATGAAATGTTACAGACAGATGATGCTATAAGAAGAGAGCAAAAATTAGAAGATGCTACTAAAGAATTAGAAAACATGCTTATAAGTTACAGAAGTAAACCACCTGTTGGACTTAGTATGGAAGATACTATACTATCAGATATATCTTCAGGGGCTTTTGAACAAAAGCAAAAAGATTTAGCAGATGCACTAAAAGCAGCGGATATACAAAAATTAGAATCATCAGGTCCAGTATTCATGGGTAAAGTATTTCCTAAATTTGAAGAGGGTAGACAAGCAGATTTATTAGATTTAAGAGGTGTTAATAATCCAGCCGTTGCTTTTTCTCAACAAAATCAATTTATGTATCCGTTTGGTTTAGCAGGCGGTGGTATTGCTAAATTAGCTGGTATAGACGAAGGCCCACAAACCGTATCGTTAAATCCAGACTCACAGGGGTTGAAGTCTTTAAAAAACCGTGTTAAGGATATGTAGGAGTATTAAATGGCAGAAATAGACAAAGGACTCCCGAACACTAGAAACAAAGAAGAAATTCCTTCTAACGAAGAAATTCAAGAAGTAGCTGTTCAGGAACAAGCACAACAAGATCCGAAAGGACCAATAGAAGTTATACCAGAAGAAGATGGTGGTGTAACATTAGATTACGAGCCAGGTGCAGTAAACATACCTGGAACTGAAAATCATTTTGATAATTTAGCAGAACTTTTACCAGACGATGTATTAGACCCTGTTGGTAATGACATGGTTCAAAATTACATGGACTATAAAGCTTCAAGAAAAGATTGGGAAGAGTCTTATAAAACAGGTTTAGATCTTTTAGGATTTAAATACGAAAACAGAACAGAACCTTTTCAAGGAGCTTCAGGTGCAACACACCCTGTGTTAGCAGAGGCCGTTACACAATTCCAAGCACAAGCATACAAAGAATTACTACCAGCTGATGGACCAGTTAGAACACAAGTTATTGGTTTAAAAAATCCTGGCACTGAACAACAAGCTCAACGTGTTAAAGATTACATGAATTATTTAATTATGGATGAGATGCAAGAATACGAAGCAGAGTTTGATTCTATGCTATTTCATTTACCACTTGCAGGTTCTACATTTAAAAAAGTTTATTATGATGTGCCTATGGCTAGAGTTGTATCAAAGTTTGTGCCTGCAGATGAATTAGTGGTGCCATATACAGCAACAAGTTTAGATGATGCAGAATCAATAATACACGTAATTAAAATGTCAGAAAATGAATTACGTAAACAACAAGTAAATGGTTTTTACAGAGACGTAGATTTATCACCTCCAGGTAACGTAGAACAAAACTCTGTTGAGAAAAAAGAAAAAGAATTAGACGGAACTAAAAAAGTTGGTAAACAAGAAACAATGTACACTTTGTTAGAGTGTCATGTTAATTTAGACTTAGAAGGTTTTGAAGAAGTTGGTGATAACAATGAACCAACAGGAATAAAATTGCCCTACATTGTGACTGTAGAAGAAGGCAGCCGAGTAGTGCTCTCCATACGGAGAAACTATGCGCCCGATGATCTAAAGAAAAATAAGATCCAATATTTTGTCCACTTTAAATTTCTGCCAGGACTAGGATTTTATGGCTTTGGACTCATTCATATGATTGGCGGATTGAGTCGTACGGCAACGGCGGCTCTCCGTCAATTATTAGACGCAGGTACTTTATCAAACTTACCAGCAGGATTTAAACAAAGAGGTGTTAGAGTTAGAGATGAAGCAGCGCCAATACAACCAGGTGAATTTAAAGATGTTGATGCGCCAGGTGGTAGTTTAAGAGACGCTTTCTTTCCACTACCATACAAAGAACCATCTCAAACATTATTAAATCTTTTAGGTATTGTTGTACAAGCAGGTCAAAGATTTGCTGCAATAGCTGACATGCAAGTTGGTGATTCAAATCAAAATGCTGCAGTTGGAACTACGATTGCATTATTAGAACGTGGCTCAAGAGTTATGTCTGCAATACACAAGAGATGTTATGCAGCTATGAAAGATGAATTTAAATTACTTGCAAAAGTAGTGTCACAATATTTACCACCAGAATATCCATACGATGTTGTTGGTGGTGCAAGAAACGTAAAACAAACAGACTTTGATGATAGAGTTGATGTAGTGCCTGTTGCAGATCCTAATATATTTTCTATGTCACAAAGAATTACACTTGCACAAACACAATTACAAATAGCAACATCAAATCCACAATTACACAACATGTATCAAATATATAGAAACATGTACGAAGCGATTGGTGTTAAAAATGTTGATGCAGTTTTACCCGCACCAGCGCCAACCGCACCGATGGATCCGAGTATGGAGCATATTAATGCGTTAGCAGGTAAACCTTTTCAGGCTTTTCCTGGTCAAGATCACAGAGCACACATCACAGCTCACTTAAATTTTATGTCAACTAACATTGTTAGAAATAATCCTGCAGTTATGGCAGCGATACAGAAAAATATTTTAGAGCACATCAGCATTATGGCACAAGAACAAGTACAATTAGAGTTTAGAGAACAAATGCAACAGATGATGCAGATGCAACAGATGGCAGCAACGGATCCACAGATGCAAGCACAGCTGCAATCGATGACAAATCAGATAGAAGCAAGAAAAGCTATCTTGATTGCAGAGATGACAGAAGAATATATGAAGGAAGAGAAGAAAATTACATCACAATTTGACAATGATCCTCTCTTAAAACTAAAATCACGTGAAGTTGACCTTCGTGCAATGGAAAATGAACGTAAAAAAGACAACGATGAGGCTCAAATTGACCTTGCAAGAGCAAGATTAATGCAACAAGGCGATCTTGCAGAAGATAAAATGGAACAAAACGAAGATTTAGCAAAATTAAGAGCTGGAGTTAGCCTTGCAAAGACTGGAGTACAGCAAGCAGCGATAGTTACGGAGGATAAATAATGCCGTTGAACAAAAAAGGCAAAAAAATTATGAAATCTATGAAGAAACAATACGGAAAAAAGAAGGGTGAAAAGATATTCTATGCATCTAAGAATAAAGGTGTTATAAAAGGAGTAAAAAAAGGAGCATAAATGCAAAAACTAGATAAAATACAACA